GGTAAAGATTGGCAAAGAGGTAGCAGCTCAGGGCGATTCCTACTCCGCAGCTCACAAACCTTTCCCGGCCCAGGACAACCACAACAAAGCTAAAGCCAACGGGTTTGTGGATCTCGATGAAGATATACCGTTCTGATGGCCAGACCTAAGTCGCGTATATCCGAGCAGGTGCCCAGCCTCAAGAACTGGGGCGGGGTGCGCTCGATCCAGCGGCGCATGGAACGCTCGGCCACCATCATAGAAAACCGGGAGGCCATTGCGTTTTCTTTGCTGTGCATGGCCAACACTAAGATCACAGATATCCTAACTTGGGACGAGGACGGAAATGTCAAGGTTAAAGCGGCAAGTCAAATTCCAGATCACGCCTTGCAGGCAATCAAAAATATCAGGGTCAAGCGTGAGAAGGATGGTTCGCAGACGCTTGACGTTGAACTCTACGACAAGGTTGGCGTGCTCCGTTTACTTGCTAAAGCGTCTGGATTACTTGATAACCCGGACGATGGATCGGATAAACCATCAGTCATAGGCATCAACGTCCAGGCTCCTGAACCCATCGATGTGGAGGTGAAAGATGAAACAAGATTGGATCAATAGCATTGCCCACCTAAACGCACAAAGCGCAGGCATTTTCTTGCTTTCAATGATTGCTTTGATTGCAGTAGTAATCATCATAGATATACGAAAAGAGAATGACAAAAACTAAAGAGCGCAGTCAAAAACAAATCCCATCTACCGGGCTAAATTTAAATTTTTCAAGGTCTCCGTCTGTCTGGGGGTTCTTGCAGTCTGACGCATTTGTCCGTGGGCTGATGGGGCCGGTGGGGTCTGGTAAGAGCTATGCCTGTGCAGCTGAGATAATGATGCGAGCGGTACGGCAAAAGCCCAGCCCGGTGGATGGCATCAGATATACCCGGTTTGTGATCGTGCGTAACAGCTACCCGGAGCTGAAGACCACAACAATCAAGACCTGGCAAGACCTGTTTCCAGAAAACACCTTTGGCCCAATGCTGTGGACACCACCCATCACTCACCACATACGCCTGCCGTCTAGGGAAGGCGCATCTGGGATCGACTGCGAGGTAATCTTCCTGGCGCTCGATCAACCCAAAGATGTGCGAAAGCTGTTGTCCTTGGAGCTTACCGGCGCTTGGGTCAACGAGGCCCGAGAGCTGCCAAAAGCGGTGATCGATGGCCTCACCCACCGCGTAGGCCGATACCCAACCAAGCGCGATGGGGGCGCTACCTGGCACGGCATCTGGCTTGATACCAACCCGATGGATGATGACCATTGGTATTTTCGTATGGCCGAAAAAGAAAAGATGACCGGCCCGTATGCGTGGAAGTTTTACAGGCAACCAGGCGGGGTGATCGAGGTATCTCCAGGTGACTTGCCAGAAAATCCAGAGGCCAACGACCATATCTTTTCTTCTGGTCGGTGGTGGAAATTAAACCCCAAAGCAGAGAACGTGGGAAATCTACCGCCAGGCTATTACCAGCAGATGCTCTTGGGCAAAAACCTAGATTGGATTCGCTGTTATGCCGAAGGCCAATACACCTACGTTCAAGAAGGCAAGCCCGTCTGGTCTGAGTACGATGACAACCTGATGAGTGGCGAGGTGGACTACGACCCATCCATACCGCTACAGGTCGGCCTAGACTTTGGTCTTACGCCAGCTGCGGTCATAGGTCAGCGGCTCGCTAACGGGCGTTGGATAGTTCTGCATGAGATTGTGACTTTTGATATGGGCCTGGAGCGGTTCGGCCAGCAGCTCCTGGCTGAGTTGAATGCGCGGTTTCCAAAGGCGCAGCTGATGGTCTGGGGTGACCCCGCTGGTATGCAGCGGGACGCGATCTACGAGGTCACCGCTTTTGACCACCTGAGAACCCTGGGGCTGCGAGCTCAACCCACGCCATCTAACGACTTCAAGGTCAGGCGTGAGGCAGGTGCCGCCCCGATGCAGCGGCTCATAAACGGCAAACCTGGATTGATTGTCAATACGCAATGCAAGCTCCTCCGAAAATCATTAGCCGGTGGATATCATTTTAAACGCGTATCGGTTGGCGCAGGTCAGGAAAGATTCAGAGATAGCCCAAACAAAAACGAACACTCCCACGTTGGTGACGCATTCGGATATCTGCTGCTTGGCGGCGGCGAACACCGGCGCATGACTAAGAGTGCTTTTGCTCAAAACACACAGATAGCTCAAACGGTGGTCAATGCCGACTTTGATGTCTTTACAACTCGCTGAGAAACTCAACGACCAGCGCAGAAGAACGGGGCTGTTCTTTATGCCCTTTCACAAACACCACGCTACCAGGATAGATATCAAGTCCGAAGAAGTGCTGGTTGTGGCCAATCGAGAAGAAGCCATCGAGGTCTTTGACCAACAGGAACAGATGGGCGCAGCTGTTACCGCTTTCGTCTACAACGAACCAGCGGCTATCTTTGGGTTCGTTTCAATCTGGAAGGGCGTTGCCGAGGCGTGGCTAGTTGCGGATGACGTTATGAGATCAATGCCGGTTACCTTTACCAAGGCCGCAATACAAACCTTAGATATCTCTGCGATATCTATGGGATTGCATCGAACACAAATAACCGTTAGATCTACGGATACACGGGCGTACAAATGGGCATCAGCGGTTGGATTTAACGAAGAGTGTTTGATGCGAAAGTACGGAACGGACGGCGTAGATTATTTTTTAATGGCGAGGTAAAGCATGAGCGGGATGTTTAAAAAACCAGACACCAGCGCACAAGAGCGAGCTATCGAAGAGACCCGCAAAGAAAATGCGCGTCTCAAAATCCAGGCCGAAGAAGAGCGCCGGGAACTTGGCGAGCAGGCTGCATCAAAGCGCATGGCCAGATTACGCGGTGGTTCTCGAATGTTGTTATCGAGTACGCGTTTAACGCCAGAGCAGGGTATTCAGACACTAGGTTCATCTAACACGGAGGTGGCTTAATATGAGTGCGGTAACTAAACCAGTTAGTTCAGTAGCAAAAAAAGTTGGAGAGGCTATTACAAAACCATTTAAGGACAAGCAAGAAACAGCTGCATCCCCTCTTGCTGAAATGGCAAAAATGGCTACCGGAAAATCTGCGTCTGCGGCTGATGAAACAATAGCAGCTCGCCGCCGAGCTCGCCGTGGTGGCCGAGCCCTTTTGTCCGAACAGCGTTTAACACCAGAACAGGGCGTTGGCCAATCAACCCTGGGCGCAGGCCCAATGGCATAAGGAAAAAGAAATGCCTGATACAAAAAAAATGGAAAAGAAAGTTGCCAAGGTAATGCGCGAGTATTCCAAGGGAACTCTTAAATCTGGTAGCGGCAAAAAGGTAACCACTCCAGCCCAGGCCAAAGCTATTGCCATGAGCGAGGGCCGCAAAGCTGGAGGGTACGGAAAATGAAACCCGGCCTCTATGCCAATATCCATAAAAAGCGTGAGCGCATAGCCGAGGGTTCTGGCGAGAAGATGCGTAAGCCTGGCGCACCAGGCGCACCAACTGCCGAGGCGTTTAAGAAAGCGGCTAAAACCGCAATGAAGCCTAAGAAATAATGGCAATTATCGTTCAGCGAGAATCTGACAATACAAAGTCAATATTTGTTTCGTCAACATTTATTGATAAAGATGGCAATCAGGTTGTAGCTGGATCTGAAAGGCCGTTTGTAGTTGCTGACATTAACCATGTGAGGCTGCACGAAGGCAGAGCTTTCTATGCATATTTTTTAAATGGTGATGCAAATCAATTAGCTGATGACGCATCTATTAACATTGCTGCCGCTTGGGCTGCTGGCAAATATCCTCACTTAGTATTTGATGTTAGATGTGGCGGTGATGCAGAGTTTACTATTTTTGAAAATGCAACTGTAACTGGTGGCACATCGTTTACCGCTATCAATCGTTATAGGTCATCGGCCAATACAAGTTCAAGTGCAATACTAATTAACCCAACAGTTACCACTACTGGAACCGCAATAACCGGCGAGTTTCTTGCTGGAGGTTCTGGTGGCCAAGCGACTGGTTCTGCCGCATTTTCATTTCAATATGTTCTTGCCCCTTTAACAACATACTTGTTTAGTCTGACAAATAGAAGCGGTCAGGCGCACATGGCCAATTTAATGATTGAGTGGTACGAGTAATGGTGCAGAAAAAATATCAGAATTCAGAAGGTGGACTAAATGAAGCAGGCCGCAAATACTTTAAGAACAAAGAAGGCAGCAACCTCAAAGCCCCGGTTAAGTCAGGAACGAACCCGAGGCGTGTTAGCTTTGCTGCGAGATTTGGCGGTATGGCTGGGCCTCTCACGGACGAAAAAGGTAGACCCACCCGCCTCAAGCTCGCCCTCAAAGCGTGGGGTTTCGGCAGCAAAGAAGCGGCCCGTAATTTCGCGCAAAGGCACAAAAAGGACTAAATAATGGCTGAGATGATGAGACTATCGGCAGAAGATGTGCTCAAGCGGCACGATATGGCGTTACGC